ATCTCAGAAAGACACTCTTGAACTTATCGAAGATGTTTTTCTCGCAAATAACTGTGATTTCGTCAGCATGAATGAGAATTTCGACACTTCCACTCCATTCGGAAGAGCCATGATCGGCATCCTTGCAGTGTTTGCGCAGCTTGAGAGGGAGCAGATCAAAGAGCGCATGTCCATGGGCAGAGAAGGAAGAGCGAAAGAGGGAAAATACATCGGAGGAGGTCTCGCTCCTATCGGATATGACTACATTGATGGAGAATTGGTCATAAACGAGTTTGAAGCAATGCAGATAAGGGATCTGTTCGACATGTATCTTGCAGGAGCATCCTTCAAGAAGATCGAGCAGACTTTTGCAGAAAAGGGATACTATCATAAGTACGGAAGATGGACTGCAAAAAGGATGAGTGGCATCATCCAGAGTCGTTTGTACATCGGAGATGTTAAGTTCGCTCGAAACACTTATAAAGGGAATCACCAAGCCATCGTAGATGATGAAACATTCCGGAAAGCCAATGAGATCAAGTCCATGCGATCAGATATGTATTCCAGAGGAGGAGGAAAAAAGAAAGGAGGTCAACTATCGCTCCTCGGAGGCATGATTTACTGCAAAAACTGTGGTGCGAAATACGGATATTCTTATTCCGAGTGGAAAGGAAAGAGATATAAATACTATTCCTGCTATTCACGAAGAAGACAGAACCTATCCATGATAAAAGATCCGACATGCAAGAATAAGACTTACAGACAGGATGATCTGGAGCAGATCATCTTCGATGAGATCCGGAAGCTATCGACTGATCCGGAATATATCACAGAGATCAGGGATGAGAACTTGACTCCTGATGATCGAGACAGGGAAAGGATCATAAAAAAAGAGATCGAGAGCATAGACACTCAGCGATCCAGATTTCTTGACTTATATGGACTTGGTAAATATTCAATGGAGGAACTTCAAAAGAAGACAGATCCTTTGGATGATCGAAAGATGAAACTGGAGAGAGAGCTGCAATCCTTGAGAAAGTCAGAGATGGCGGTCGAAGAAGCCACAGACATCATTTCATCGTTTGGTGATATCCTGGACAGAGGATCTTTCGATGAGATCAGACTCACCATCGAGACTCTGATCGATAGAATCATCATCGATGGTGATGATATCATCATAAAATGGAAATTTGCATAAAAAGAAAAACCGCATGAAACACAATGTCATGCGGTTCTTATTTTTTACGCAAATAGACCCTTTTATTTTAATAACCAACCTTATTTACAAAAATAATATGAGCAGATGCAGAGTCATTTGCTTTTCTTCTGCCTCTGAGGCTTGTTATTTGCCCTCTAAAATCCATTTTAGCTTGTTCTGTAAGTATTTCTCCATTCAGAGTCTAAAAAGCCTTAAATCGAAAAATAACCACCATTGTTAGGTGGTTATAATTCCATGATGTCTTCAATCTTACACTTCAGAGCCTTTGACAGACGATAGACTCTGATCACTGATGCTTTGTTGATGTCACTCTTGCCCTGTTCATAGTCTTGGACTGCTCTGACATCTATATCTGCCAGTTTAGCAAGCTGAGACTGTGTCAGTCCTCTTGATTCTCTGATTCTCTTTAGATTAGTCATGTCAATCTCCTTTTTGACTTGATTATATCACTGATGTCAAGACCAGTTCTTCTCTAACTTGAACACATACATGATCTTTTCATAATCTTTAATGTATGCTTTCACCTTGTCAACCGCTTCCTGTGCAGTGAATCCTTCTTCCATGTAGGGACATTTCGATCCTGTTCCTTCACGCTCTACCAGAATCATGAAAATGGATGCTCGTTTCATATTTCCTCCTAAAACCGCTTGTTTTTCGATTTAAGACCTTCCGGATGATGCTTTGACTATTTCATCATCCGGAAGAATCAAAAGCCTATATGAGGCAAATATCATCATGCCTTTGTGATCTTGCATCTGATCAGTGCAGTTTGTTTTTCGTCCTTATACTCGGAATGCTCTTTTACTGTGCCAGTAATCTCAACTGTGTCACCATCCTGCAAATTCATCGATCCAAGACCTTTGGAGGTCTTCCAGATGATCACATTGCCATCCGCATCCTTGAATGTGTGGATGTACATCGTGTTAGTCATCCATCCAACATGAGTCTCAAACCATGCACTGTGATCGAATGTAGCTTTGACTGTGATCTTTTCACCGGCTTGTCCGACATACTGACTGACTGCCTTGAGAGCCTTGATCCTTTCCTCCTCTGCGATCCTTGCTTCCTCTGCTTCTTTTCTGATCCGCTCCTGTTCCGCTTGTTCCGCTTCCTGTTCTGCAAGCTTCTTTTCCAGTCTTGCCTTTCTCCTTGCATCAAGCTTTGATTGATATTCTGGAGTCCTCTCAATCCATTTAGCATAGACATAACCAGTTCCACCACACTTGTAACAAGTCCATCCTGTTTCCTTCCAGGCATCAGCACCACCTTGTCCACCACATCTGTCACACTTGATCGTCCCTTCGAAATGCTTGCTTCCATTCTTGTCGATCTTGATCAATGTTGCCATCTTTCTGTCCTTTCTGCTCGTTTATGTCCGACCTGATGTTTGATTTGGTGCGGAGGTTTAACCGCCTCCGCTCGGTTTGTGATTTATGCTCTTTCGATGATTGCGATATAGGTGTAATCTTCCTCTTCTTCAAACCACAGACTATAGCACCAGTCATTGTTTTTTGTCCCATCTGCGAACATGTCATCGATGCAATGATCTGTTCCTGATTCGCACATCCACTCGAATGTATCTTTCCACTCAGCCAGTTCTGGGAATGTCTTGAAGAATCTGTCGATTGCTTTCTGACCATGAAATCTTCTGTAAACCTTGTCCACATCTGTGATCCTCTTCATTGTTGTGATCTCCTTGTTCCTTTTGATGATTCTATTATACGCTTTTATCCGTACTTTGTATATTGACAGATTAACCAAAGATTTCCTCATGTTTTTGTCTATTTTATACGGTTTTATCCGTACAGTAGGACAAAAGAAAAGAGGCAGGATCTCTCCTGCCTTTCAACGCAGAATTTGTGTTGAATCTGCGTTAGATTCTGCCCTCACTCTTTAGGAGTTCGACCTTGCGCTCAATGTAGGAGTTTCCTCCCTTTTTTCTGTAGTGCTGATATTGCTCCCAGAATCGCTCCACTTCCAGATCGTCAATGGTTTGATCCTTCTCCAATGCACTCAAGAATGTGACAAGATAATTCTTTGTTGATTCCATGTCCACCTCATCAATCTGGGAGGATAGATCATTGATTCGACCATTTATCGAGTCTAACTGATCCTTGAGTGCTTGAGAAATCCAGATCTTGAGATGTGTGTGAAGATAGCTGATGCCAGAGATCAGACCGACCAGAAAAGTGATCGCTATGCCGATCTGACCAAGTGTGATTCCGCTCATGTTGTCCCTCCTTATAAAAGTCCTAAACTGTTGCTTGACTTAGGCACTCCGACAATGTAGGTCAGACTGTCGATGAAAAAGTCTCCATAAATCCATCCTGCGGAATACAGTTCACTGAACATCTTCCCCATTCCGGATGATGTGTCGGATATATCTCCATCAGAAGATGTTTCACTATATTCTTTATTTGTGGATGAATCTCTGATTCTTACATTTGCCTTTGAAAGATAGTACTCATAATTGGTCGATGTGGATCTTCTGGAGAACTCAAACCTCCAAGACATCACACCGCCTCCTGCCCACTCATATGAGCCTGAGAAGGTCATGAGACCAAGAGGAGGATTGATATTTCCTGCCCACTTCCCACCATTCACAGACAACATTGGTGTCTCAAAATACCCGATTTCAGAAGCAAAGCAGAAATCAGACAGAACAATGGCAGTATATGCAGTGTAGGTGCTTCCGGATCGTGTAAAGGTCTTCTTTGTATCCAGAGGACTCGGACATGCATAAACATGCTTGTATGCTCCTGCTTTTAGCGTTCCAACTCGGATATAGATGAGGAAAGAGTTCTGTACAGTTTCGGTAGTGTATACTTGTAGATGTTTCCCTTTGCATCATTGATGATCATGGTTAAATTATCATCAGACACCCAGATATCTTCCAGTTCTTCATCGTTCGTACCTTCCAGATAGAAAGATCTGATGAGCATTCCGGAATAGCTAAAGCATCTAACGACCTGATGACCGGATGCAATTGTGTCAGCGTTGTATGCTGACTCTAAAACCCAAAGATATTCCTGAGTCATGTGAAAAGATCCCTGGACTGTTGTACACCCAGTATAATCAAGCGTGACTTCTGTCAGAGGGACTTGATATGCCTCCGATCCTGCCTCATATGAGGCATAAAGGGACATGTTTCTTGTTGATGGGATATATAATGCAGTAACAGTTCCACGCTTGTTGAACTTCTTGATTCCCACACCCCAGTTTGAAGGCATGGTCTTGATCACTGTGGAGAAAGTCTGTGCATCAGTGACTGCAACCTTTGTATAATCGACTTCATTTCCTGTCAGGACTGCTGCCCCAGATGAGTATAGCTTCCCATCGTAGAAATACATGTTATTGTAGTGTCCTGTGGTCAGTGTATGAGTTGATTCAACACTGTAGTCATCAAGGGATAGCTTAGAGACTTGCATGGGAACAGTATTTGACACACTACTTCTGTGAGTCAGATAAATAGATGATCCATCACATGCCATGCCTTGTGAAAAACTCAGTCCTGTTGAATGTACGCTATCCGGATACAGATGATTGAACTGGTCAAGATCAGTCCATTTGATCATCTTTGTCGGATCTATCTCGATTCCATTTAACCATAAGCCTTTATCAGATTGAGGGAAGCTATTGATCCCGAATGACTCTCTTTTTCTGTCAATAAAGATGATCGGCATACCGATCTGAAGAGTTTTGTTATATGTGGCAGTGCCACCAAAGCGATCAGTGACTATGATCCGGACATTCCACTCAAACAAGTTATCCGCAGTGAATGTAGATGTAACGTTGTCTTCCGCAGTGACTAAAGCAGACCACTCTGTGTCTTCAACCTTCTTGTACTTGTATTGAATAGTTACAGAGTTTTTTCCATCAACAAAAGACCAATCTGCATCGATTGTGATGTCAGTCTCGGAATAATAGTTGTTGCGTCGCTCCATCGTGATGATCGCAGAAGGAATATTCCACTCAGCCATCTTGACAGTGACTGTTTTCGTTGCCTTGATGCCTCTGGAATCGGTAACAGTAACTGTTGCTATAACGTTTGATCCAGAGTTGATCTCAAAGCCTTGAGAGACCGCAGAATCACCGGATGGTGTGATGCTCATTGTGTGAGTCGTGTTGTTTACAGAAACGCTCACGGAAGAAAGAGTTGCAGAATGCTTTGCGGAAAGTCCTTCCGCTAAGAACCTCGCACTGCTTATATTCTGCACGATCAGAGAATCATCCTGTGTGACTGCGGTACTGACCGGATTGATATCCGCATAAGATAAAGCAGTGATCGTTGGAGTGCATTCTGACTCATTGACAGAATACGTTCCACCAGTCCTTGTTTCCGCATGAGATCCGTATGTGATCCTGACTTTATACCTTCCGGATTTTGCATTTGGAATAGAAGAATACCAGAAATTCTGATAGGACTCATCTCTGAATCCAACAACGCTTGTCCCATTGTAGGATGCAGCCACTGTGCGCTCTGTGTCATCCGCAGCAATGACTGTGATTCTGAATGTCCTACGAAGCGGATTGTAAACTGTTATGGTAAGCTGATTTCCTATTGTGAAATTCGGCATTCCACTTGCATAAGGATATGCATAAGTTGTGACTTCCAGTTTCGTTGAATTGGTCGAAAGCTGAGAATCTTTCCTCCTGACACTCGTCTTGACCTTGTATAGAGTATTCGAAGAAAGACCAGTGATCGTATATGATCCGCTCTTTCCATCTGTGACATTTATGCCAGTCCAGGAAGATCCATCGTTTGTGGAATACCAGATATAATCAATGATGGAATCAGATGACCAGTTCATTGTGATTGTGGTCTCTGTTTTGGAAGCCAAAGACTGTGTCACTGTAGCATATCTCGGAATATCGCTCAGATCCATTGTTCCGGAATTGGAGATGGTGCCTATCTGAGTGCCACCCCAATTGACATCCAACTGGATCTTAGCGGATATGGACATGTCTTCCTTAGTTCCATCAGAGTCGTGAGTGACAGTCTGAGTCTTATTTATGAGAGTCAGGTCACCAGATCCTCCGATAGTTCCAGACCATGAGTGAGTTGTTCCGTTGATGGTAGCAGATGCGGTTTTCGTAGCAGTTGACTGGATCGCATATGGTCTATGCAGGACAAGCTTAATAGATAGTGTCGATGTATTGTTCGGAATTGATGTCGCAGTCTCTGTGACAATCAGCTCTCCATAAGGAGCATAACTGACTCCACTCGACAAGGTCAAAGTTTTTGATATAGCCATGTTTCCTCCTTACGATGCGACAGACACAAGTCCGATTCCGTCATTCACTATGTTTTGATTGTCATCATAGATGGTAATAGGGATGAATCTCATCTTATTGCACAGAGTGATCTCTTCCTCGACCACACTTTTTCTCATGTGGAACTCATCCTGGCTTACCCAATAGATCTTTGTTCCGTTCCGGTCGAATCCTGCAAATCCGACCTCACTATTCATAAGGACATAAGATCCATCGATGCCATACATCCTTAGTCCATCCTTATCGAGAACACCGATGAGGTTGTTCTGGGAGTCATAGACTTCAAGAATGCCATCCTCATTAAGATTAGATCCTAATTTGAGTGTTCCACCTTTGATCAGATTGGCAGTAAGGTTGATCACATTGATCTGCTGCATATCCAGAGTGCCATCTATCGTCCATGCACTATTAAATGTGCCATTGATGCCAGTGTTGGAGAATCCGATTCCTGCACTATTAAGCATGATGACATACTGAGCAGTCTCTTTCGGAAGAGAATCAACGATCAGGATCTTGTCTCCTTCATCAATCACATAAGAGTCACCCAAGACACTCCAGATCCTGTCTGTTGCAGTCTTCAAGTTCTCATCAAGAACGATCCGGACTGCATCTGTCTTCTCTTCGACAAGTTTCTCGGTCGTTGTCTGGATATTTCCAACCAAACCGGATAAGGTCTGTTTGAAATTGCCAAATTCAACCTCTGTATACTTACCAAGAATGCAGTCATACTCATACGCAATGACATTGGTCATAAGATTGATGCCTAATCTCTCATCAATGACTTCTACAGTGTCACCGATGTCTGTGACCTTCTCCAAATTGGCTCTCAGAGTGTAATTTACTTGCGGAACACAGTTCGCATCCACATAGGCTTGTCCCTGTTGCCTTAAATCATCGATCAAAGCTTGCTGATAGCTTTCCTCATCCGCATAGTCCTCTTGTACAATGCCATCCTGAGTGAAAGAGACAGTTTTAGTGTATGGAAGATCATATTGAGTGGATGAATAAAGATACTTCTCTGCGGTTTTATCAAGGGAGTTGAGCATGATCCCATCCTTGCCGACCGGAAGAAGCTTTGTCACGACCTGATCCCAGTTCTCATCACAAGTGATCTCCTTGAGATTCTTTCGATATCTGACAGTGACACCATTATCAGTGCCGATCTGATACATGACACCAATGGAAAAGTTATCTCTGACAAGATGTCCTCCCCATCTGTCAATGACAGTCATGACCGCATCATGCAGAGATGTTCTGACACATCGATAAGAGGCAACAGTGGTGATGTCCGAGATGGTGGTGAAGGGAGACTGATCAGATGTCGCAGCATTTAAGTGATCCAAAGCATAATTGCAGTCATGCTGATCCACATAAGAGTCTTCGATCAGGAGATTCATGGAGTCATAAAAGACATGATATGCCCTGGTAGAGATTCCGCTCTTGGTCTTTTGCGGATTGCTTATCCGGAAAGCCTGATCGCCTTGAGGAGTAGGTGCGACAATGATCCTTCCATCGGTCAGATCATTGACATAAGTCAGATCAAGATCTAAATCCAAATAAAAAGAGCCATTGTCCTCTTTCCGGACTTTGGCTCTCTTTGGATGATTTAGAACGATATCACCATTGGAGGAAAACAGTTTGTCTGTTTGTCCAAACAGTTTTATCATTATAACCACCTCTCATAGTTTGTCACTAACAGAT